ACTAAAGGTGAATTTATTACCATTCCCATTGGTTAACGGAACTCTGGAACAGAAACCACTGTCACTACTATTAAATCTCAGGCTTCTAGAAATTTCGTAACCGCCGCCAGCACCGGCATCTAAAAAGAAAGGATTGCCTACTAAAACGCTCATTTATCCAGCCTCAAGCGACGGTGCCAGAACCGTAGTTTAAAGTAGCAATAGTGTTAATTCGGCTGGGATTTACAACATAGTACGCGAGTACATCCACGCCGCTTGCTGTAGTAGTCAGAGTTGGCGCCGTATTACTCTGGAAAGCCCAGGCACCGCTGTAAACAAGCAAACGCGAACCAGTATTATCTTGACGAATCGTGATCGTACCAGTCTGGCCGCCGCTGGCGTTGACCGGAGAAGCAAGAGTCTGCGTGCCGCTAGTTAGTGTCACCTCAAAGTTATTCCCTGCGCCAAAATTCAGAATGACAACGCCAGAAGCTTCTACAGTCGTAGGCGAGCCAATGGCTTGGGATTGAACGACTACGGGGCCGCTGATGGGGCCGCCGGTTTTGTCGTACTTGTTGGCGAGGGAGCTAAGAGCCGCGTTACCAGAAGCCTGGGCGGTCGCAGCGCTAAGAAGGGCAGCGTCACCCGACGCGAGAGCAGTGGTGCCCGAAACTAAAGCAGCGTTAGCCGTTGCTTGAGCGGCGGATCCACTAGCAGCCGAGGTATATCTAACATCCAGAACTCCAACTTCAACACGTTTGTTGGTAGTACCGGAAGCCTGAATTACAGGAAAATAATCACCGCTAGCCAGCGTTGTGATCGCTGTAAATTGCGATATCTTTTGGCTGGCCATTTTTACGCGATCTCTAAGTCAATTGTAGACCCATCTTCCTGCAGGATAGCATCCAAAATAACCCCAGCACTCGTTTCCATGATCAAAACAGAAGTTGGGTTAACAATAAACAACGGTTTATTAACCTCAATTTCCACGCTGGTGGTTGAGGTTGCGCGCCCAATATTAGTTAAATAAGCGCCTTCGTACGTTGTAGAACCTAGTTGAGAAGCCCAAGTAGCGTACGGGACATGTTGACCTGAAGCTAAAACAGAAAGATACCGATATTCGCCGGGTGTAACGCCGCTTGCACTCGGGTAAACCGAATCGCAGTTGACACGTACGAGGGAACCAGCAAAACCAGCGTCGATAGCGACGCCGACAACAGAGGCTTGATCAAACAGAAGCGCTGAAGCTTTATATAGATAACCTGTTGAACTTACGTAAACAAGATCGCCGGCCGAAATGGCTTCACCTGCTTTAAAAGAAGTAACAGCCATTTCGACCTTTTAGATAAATTCAGTTTAGCGTCCCTGACCGCGCAATTTCTTGCGGCCACGGCGGGCTGGGCGCGAGTTAACGCCTTGCCCGATAGAGGTGGTCTTAGGTTTGGATTCGATTTTGTTCTGAACGCCTTTGGGCTTGGCCATGGTTGCGGTTGAAGGCAGCTAGATACTAAGCCTGGACCCAGGTTGTGCCAGTCCAAACTCGAATATGTTGATTAGCTGTGTCATACCAACCAGCACCCGGAGTGCTTGTATTAGCAGGCTCTGTAGGACCGTACGCAAAAGATCTAGAAGGTCCTGTTTCGTACCATCCGCTTGTAGTAGCGTCATATACGAACAAGTTACCCATAAGGGTATTGAACCAAAGCAGACCGTCACGAGGAGGTGCGTTGAGGTTCGATCCAGAAGGCGGAGTCTCTCCTTTAAGAACAAGAGCTTCAGCGTTGGTTTGATACCACGCGGGCGAAGAAACCCCGTTGCCGCTGGCATAAACAAACAAACGACCTTGATTTGTATCAAACCAGAGCGAACCGGTGGAATATCCGCCGTCGGGTGCTCCAGAAACTGTTATAGATGTTCCCCCGGTAGAACCAGGGGTTCCGCTCAACAGCGCATAATTGCCGCTATAAGTAATCGAGACAGAGCCCTGAGGCAGAAGATGCCCAGAAACAGAGTTCTGGAATACAGCGTTGTAGTCAGTGTTAAACCGAGTTCCGCCGTCAGAAAGATAAAGCCCAGATCCGGCTGTGTAAATAATGCCGGAGGCGCTTGTGACTGTCGCGTTGATGACCTGAAAAACGCCGCTCTCAGTTATATAGATACCGGAACCGCCAACGATACCGCTAGCCGAACCGCCGCCTCCCCCTTGAATACCGCTAACTGTAGTATTTAAATCCTCTAAAGCCCGGACAACACCCTCAAAGTTCCAGGGATAACCTACGGGACACCTGGAGTAGCTTGTAGTTCCCACGACCCCAGAAATGGTGAGGATGATGTTATCGATTACCTCCACAATTCCACGGAAATTGTGCTCATGAAGAGCACGGTAAGTACTTCCGTGAGTGGGGCAAGGAGCTAGTGTCATCTAGTAAGTCTTCAGCTAGCCTCCTACTCCCGATTCTACATCCTGCAGGGATTAAGATCGGATATTAGACCTATTTTACTTTCGGCGTAAGGGGAACGGGAGCGTTCTTCTTATGCCGAGCAGAAACACGTTTAACTGCTGAGATCGAAATATTCAAAATCTCAGAAACCTGCCGGCAGTTGTTGCCTGCATCCAGAAGATTGCAGACTTCTTTAGCTCGCCACGTGTTCATGCAGCGGTTATCAATTCGGCGGCGCAGTTCCTTTAGCTGACTGTCGCTAACCCCGGAGTGCAGGACTTGGCGAACACGCTCAGCGCTGAGATTAAAGATGGCGCCAAGTTCACGGTATGACTTTCCCTCCATATACATCTCGTACATTTGCTGAAAACGATGCTCGCGTTCAGCCGCAGTCAGCGTTTCTGACATTTTTAAAAATTCAAGTTGATGTCGGTGTGAAGCCTACCCTCTACGAGTGTGACCGTCAAGGGCGGGATGCTGAAAACCCTCCTCAGCAAGTTGCCAAGCGGGTATGTTCCACTCTAAGGCACGTCTACGGCACTCAGCCCAAAATTCGGCATCAGGGATCTCGTTTGCAGCAGGGGACACGTCAGGCAGGGTAGTCATCAGGAACACCTAAGGTGTGTTATGCACAAATATTAACACCAATCATTAAGACTTACCAAAAACGCCGGAAACCACGTCGGTTCCGTGCTGAGCTGGGCGGAAAAAAACTTGTCGAAAGCTAGGATTTAACAAGAATTGCGTGTTAGCTGGTATTTATAAATATATTTAAAATTAAATTAGTAAATACTACGCGCACCCGAACTGCACCCTAATTAATACGTTTAGCTAAGCGAACACCCTGAGACTCATCTGCGACAGGCAAGTTGCGTTAAGTAGCCCTCTTAAGAGAAAAAGTAAATACAGAGGGCTGGGTTCACCGTGCTATCCTTGGGTGAACACCGTGCAACTAGATGTGAATCTATGTTCAACCCCATACTGGTCTCAGTGCTGGGCTTGCTAGTCCAGACGCCGGTTGAGGCCCCAACACGCCCTGTCTCAAAGCTTTACACCTTAGACTCATTCCGCGTCACGGAACACGGGGACGTCGCCAAGCTCGATTGCAAGTGCGGTCGTCACGAAACCATCCACGTGGCTACGAGCGATCTCGAACGGGCACACCCGGTCCTAGGCGTATACGCCTGCCCGATCTGCCTCGAAGAGCTTCGCGCTGCCCGTAGCCCATCCGACAAGGTCGCCGTGTGGTTCAAGCAGAACCGCCTAGCCTTGACGCCCGATCAGCACATCTTCTTACCCTGCAGCTTCGCCCGTCTGGTCGATTCTACAGATAAGACTATTATGAGACCTCGGCGATTCGTGTACGCCAAGTTCCACAACGTGGCACTTTCTGACGCCGATAAAATCCTGACGACTTGCGGAGAACCTGAATGTGTTAATCCGTATCACATGATGCTGACGGCGAGTCCAGCAACTAAAGTCACTCCTGAAATGCGAGAGGATGTAAAAACATGGGTAGCCCGCAAGGTACGCAACAAAACAATTCAGGAACTTTTAAAAACCAAATACAACCGCAGCCTTTCGCTACGGACGATCACGAATATAAAAAAATCTGTGCTTGCATAAGGCATTACTCAGATTTAATCGGTCTGCTAGTATCAGACCAACCGTTGTCGTCAACAGACCTAATCGCGAATCTCGGAGCTTCAAAGCTTAGGATTTTACGAGATTTAAATCGACTGATTAAATACGATTTGGTCGTTAAAACTTCATTTGAACACCACGTGCTGTACTGCGTCAACGGCAGCTTCAACACACTTATTTATCAGATTTTGGACTTATGACCGTTACTGCTCCAACAAAACCCAGTCTTTGGGACTCTAAATACGTAATCGAGAATCTCCCCGCGTGGATTTACTCGGACAACAAACAACCCGAAACTCTAGAGGAGTGTAAAGCTAAGATTTCCTCCGCTGAATACACAATTCGGGATATTGATCTCCAAATTGAGATCCGAGAACTGGAGTTAAAAACCGGTAGTAGTCGCCACAACAGCAGTTTTGACTTCGATCGCTGGAAAACCCAAGCACTACGGGCAAAACAGACGCATTTGTACTTATTAAATGCGCATAAATATTGGTTAGCTTTAAACGAAAACAACGCTGAGCACGATTCTCAGAAAGAATTAAAACGAACCCTAACCAAAGTAATCGAACTGCTTATCGAGGAGCCGAAAGATTTCATTACGCAGCTAGAAAATCTGCTGTGAGCTGCATAAAGAACGAAGCTCACCTTAAATCAGATACGGTCTGTGCCGAATGCCTTAAAGCTATCGACGCAGATCCTGTTTTCCCCTGTTTAGACGAAGTCAAACCAGAATTAAGAGCATTACTAGCGCAACTAACACTGCAAAATCAAGATTTATATAAGTGCTGGAAGTCTGCCTATACGCATCTGACAATAGAAGGTAAAAAACTAAAAATAGAGAACGTATACTATGCATTTTTTAAAGCAGATATCGGTAATAACACTCTAAAACGAACCTGCGGCACTATAGGTTGCGTTAACCCTTACCACCACAGGTCACGTTTCGAGGCCAGCGACATCAAACAAAAAGTGCGAAGCGGTTTTAACAATAAATTAAAACCCATAGAAGATTTATCTAATGCAGAATGGTTGAGACTTCCTTAGACTCAACGTGCTGCGTACGGTAAGAACGGCCCTCACGCAGTATCTTGGGAGGTAGTCGTAGTTTTTGTCGTTTCCTACGGCTTGTAAACGAACCGCATTGCCGGGCGCCCGGTGATGGGGCGGCCTCCCTACTATTTCCTCATGACACCCGACCTTTCAAAAGACTTTAAAAAACTCATCGACGTTCTCACCAACATCGACACCAGTCTCCAAATCATTTCAAATGCAAAAGCGAGCAAGGTCACCACGGCGTTTGTTAGTAAGAAGGCTGTTGCTGCACGCCTCAACGTCGCTCCTGTGGTTGTCGATAAACTTATTCATACTGGCATTGCGAGCGGCGGCACTGCTGGTCTGGTTGAAGGTATTCATTACTGCAAACTGGATCCGTCGGAAACCAATACCTCCGCATTTCTCTTTGATGCGACTAAAGTCATGGAATCAGCGTGGCAGAACTTCGCGAACTATCAAAATGGCTAATTCCAAGGAACTCGATAAGCTTGCCAAAAACCTGTTTGGTAAATCAGAGGTCAAAAACCGTATCGGTTTGAATACGGCCAAGATGATCACAGGAGATATCGTTACGCTGTATCAAGAGTTCCGTAAAGCTTCAGGAGCAGGAGCACTCTGCTTTAATCCGGCTAAACCAGATAAAAGCATCTACATGACGGTGCCCGATTTGAAAGTCGACATGGCACTAGCTGAGGAAATGTGCGACAAAGAAACCTCTGCATTCTTAGCGAAAACAATTGAACTGGTGCAGAAAGTTTCCGAAAAAGACGACAAAGCTCTGGTGCTTCTTACGTCTTCGCATGGAATCAGTGCCCACGTGATCGATCTGGATGAAGCTAATTCACGCTTAGACGGAATAGCTGATGCCGCAAGTCGCGACTGATTTTGTATCGCCTCCGGAGATTGTTGGGGTAACCTCCGCTTTCTTCGGCGGCCGTATCGATTTAGACCCAGCTTCCAGCAAATTCGCCAACACGCTTATCAACGCGGATCGCTACTTTACTGCAGACGATAACGGATTAAGACAAACCTGGAAAGCTAAGAACATCTACTTGTACCCTCCCAGGGATTCGCTCACCTATGACGAGCAACCCCCGGATACCGGAGTATTCAGGCGGAAAAAAAGGTTCGTAAAATCAGCCCAGCGAGTGTGGCTGGAAGAATGTTATCGCCAGTATGTGAGGAACAACTTCGAAGAAGCAATTGTTTTCTTGACTTCAACTGAAGTTGCTCTGATAACCACGCAAAAAATTGGCTTAGATTTTCCGATCTGTGTTTTGCGGGAAAAACCCGCACTTCATTTAGATCAGCCGGATCTACCGAAGATCTCAAACACAAGATGCTACGGTTTTATCTTATATATGCCAGAATCAACTAATCCTGATAAAAGAATCAGGGATTTTTTTGAATTCTATAGTCCTCTGGGGCGCGTATATTGCTGAGGAATCGGGTTGTCCCGAAAGTATCGCTAGGACCGTAGGAATCCCTGTCCGCAAAACCTAAACCAACAGGACCTGACTTAGATTTACCCGACAAACGCTCGCGCTCTAAACGCTGACGCCTTTCGGAAGGTCCTTCCGCCCAAACTTTTCCAGCCATGCGAATAACATCACGGCTGCGATAACGATAATCGTGCTTGGCAAAAGGTGCCTCGCCGTGGAATCTAACCTTGCGTTCGTGCTGAGATTCCCTTATATCGTCAGACATTGTAGGTGTACAGCTGCTTCATCGACTCCACGTCGCTAGTAACCGTGGGAGGATTCGAAGCGTAAGACATAAAAGTGCTATCAAGTAAGTTATTAAAGGCGGGATCGTTAGCTATAGCTTGGAACTGAGTAATAGGAGCTGATAAAGCCGCATACAAACGAGCACTACCAGCTTGACTAGCTTTGTTGAGTCGGTCGGTGTAATCAGTCAGACTTGCCGACAGCGCACCAGCAAAACGCTTAGCGGACTGGGACGCTAGCAAGTTTGGATCGTAAGCAGATAACTGCGTACTGTATTGCTTACCGATATCGCCGATAGTTTTATAAAAATCTTCCGAAAACTGAGTAGTAGCTTCCTTCGTGCTTTGAGGCACTAAGCTGCTTATTTTTTCTTGCTGGACGTTAGTCCGCTTACGAAGATTTTTATTTTGCCGCCGAAGTGCGCGAATGGTTTTCTTCTGGATACCACGTGCAGTATCGACAGCGGACTGGGCGCGCTCAGCGGGGCTAGGACCGAATAAACCCATTATCCGAAAGGTGCTTTGCCTTTTTTAATTCTATCAGCAACGATATCTCTTATCCGCAGGATTTCTGGACTCGCTGTTGTGCTTCCTGGATCATAGAAATCCATGGAAATATGCGGTCCGGTTGCGCGGCCAGTTGTTCCCTGAATACCTAAAGGAGTACCGGCAGCCAGTCGCATACCGGGCTTCAGATTGGGATTCAATTGATTGAAGTGCGCAATCAGAGCATCAAACGGTTTTCCTTCAGGCGAAACGCCGCGAAGTTCTACGTAGTTCCCGTAACCACGGCCTCCGGGACCGCGATTTTGCTGATTAGATTCCCTTACAACTTTTAAAACTTGCGCATTAAAAGGCGTTGCAAACATAGCTTTATCGCCTCCCGGAAGCGCAAAATCCAACCCAGGCTCACCCGTGGCATCGACGGCAGAGGTGACAACAGCATTCGGGTAAGCGATTCCGCCTCCAGTTTGCGCGAAACCTTGCCCAGGCTTGGCTCCTGTTTGAGTGTTCACACCGACAGCCTGTGCAGATAGCCCGGTAGCTACATCATTTAAACTTTTCTCGATTCGAGACGCTTCGGCGTTATAAGCCAGTTGCTGCTGCCTCAGATCGAGAATATTTTTAGCCAGCGTTGATGGATCCAGCCCGATTTGCTGAGTAGACTGGACTAACTTACTAATCGACTGGGATTCGAGAACATCAGCTTCTTCTTCATATCCTGCTTCCGCTAATTCATTAGCTTGATTTTGAAGCTGCAGCGCTTCGGCTGTATTTCCTGTTGTTCCGAGACCCTGAACGGCGGACTTTAAAAGAAGACCTTTAAGCGCATTCTGCAAATCAAACTTAGGAAGTTGAATGCGCTGCGCTGCGTTAGCGGGTGCGGCTGAGTTAGGCACAGATGCAGCCGGAGTACCAGTCTGCAGGAAAGGGCGCTCCTTAGCTAAAAATTGCTGAAGCTGTCCGAAGCTTTTAACAGGTTGTCCGTAATAGCTTTTACCCTGCAGAGTTGGGAAAGATGCCCATTCCGGAGCTAACTTTGCGACAGTCTCAGGAGTGATGGGATCTCGTTGCGGATCGACCCCACGCTGCCTAATCAGTTGGAGCGCAGCTCGATCTTGAGCCTGTGGACCGAAATCACGCAACCCTAATTTCTTTGCGGCACCAGCCCAGGTCCCCGGCATGAACTGGTAGGCGCCCGCAGCTCCGCTGGTGTAACCACCGGACGTTACTGTTCCGCCTGGATGCTGAGCCAGACTCGGAATCTTACCGCCGCCGAAACGAATGTTGTACTGAGGACCTTTACCGGGCGCATAAGTCCCTTCGGCAAAACTAATGGCAGCGAGCCACTGTTTTTCTTGGGGAGTTAAAGGCGCCACGATATTTGTTTGTTTTACTCAGTTTAAACGGTCCTTCAATCTTCCTTCAGTTCTTCGTCGTCAAACAATTTCATGTTTGTGTCTACCGCTATCCCCACTTCAGCCATAACTGTCTTATAAGCTCGTTCCCGGCAAATCAACTTAAAAACTTTATCCCAAAGATAGTTATCTCGATCCTTATTATGAAGTGAGTGTGCTTTTGTGCGAATCCGCGTAAGCACAAATTCGTCCTCCAGGGTCAGGCCGCAAGATAAATTCCCTGCGTTGTCGGAATCACGCTTGGAGGCCATGTGCCGGCTGCCGATACTAAAAGTCTAACTCCCGCCGACCTCTTATCACATTCTCTCCAAAATTAGAAGGTTTCGCTATGCGTTTAAAGTTATTTGGTGCGCTTTAAGTGTCACCAGGCTCTACAAGACCAATATCCAGGGGTTAGTTTGCTCTTCTTCTCGTCGCAACTGTGGCGCGACCGAAAAGCTCGACGTCGATCTGGGTCATCACTACGGTTTTCCATATTGGGATCGCCGAAGCGCACTAAACGAACGGTATCGCCTTCTTTGGCCGCCACGGAGTATTCCTTACCGCTCTGAACATCACGTTTGGGTACATTGTAGTTTTTAAATATCTCTCCAGCTATGCGGATAGTCACGGGAGCCCTGAATCTAAGAATATTTTAAAGAATACTGCGCTTTACCGATCGCAACAGAAACCTTAAGAGTACGTAAACTCCTCCACACATCGCTACGCAGAGCAGAAAAGGCCCTATAGTTTCCTCTGTAATTCATCTTCTATATCGTCATGCCTGACGACAAGAATCTTCTGACAATCGCAGAAACTGCTGAATTTCTGAACTGCAGCTCTGGTTTTGTGCGTAAGCGTATCGCTCTGACCGAATCCAATCAGCCTGGTGGTTGGCCCAAGCAAATCTTCGTTAACTTGCAACCTAATGGCGCTAAGTCGCTGTACCGCGTAAACAAAAACGCACTCGAAGAGTACCTGAAGACTTCGTCTGCAGCTAAAGTAGAAACTGCAGAGCCCGCAACTGCGGCTGCTTGCTCTTTCTGATAACTAAAAATGACGTTCTCCGGTTCTTTTAGTACCACGCCTGCGCCGCAAGAGGCTCTAGAGCAAGTGCTTGAAGCACCGGAATTGGAGGAAGAGGGACCCAAGGCATCAGTCCAGGACTTGATTTCTGGACTGGTGTCTTTATCTTCTTATTTACACCAGCTTTATGTTCAGAGCCACCTTCTGCATCTGAACGTTGAAGGACCTCTGTTCCTTCCTATTCACGAATTTTTAAAAGAACAGTACGAGGCACACATTCAGCAGTTCGATCAAATTGCTGAGTTTGTCCGCACGATGGACTTCTTGATGCCGATGTGCGAGCGCGGTTTGCTCAGCGCTTACAAAGGATTCAAGCATGTCAAGTCTTACGAAACCCGCGAGGGCCTTACGATTTACTTAAAGAATCTGGAGGCTTGCGGAATGTCTTCAAAGGATCTTCAGAAGATCGCGAAGGAAGTCGACGCACCTGACATTGAGAACTACCTGGCGGAACTGGTCGGCGCCATGTTCAAAGCCTCGTGGTTCTTGAAGAGCACCCTGCGTCCTTAAGTCAGGAGCCACGTGTCTGTCGCCCGCACGTAAAGACCGGCGGCGAAAACACCCGACGATTGAATCTGGTAAACCAGAGTTCCTGATGGGTTTGACGCTGGGCTCGGTAGTCCACTCAAAACTACAGTTGAACTCTGGATTGCTCCAGACGCCAAAATAGCTCCAGACGCTAATGCAGCTGTACCGGCCTGGGTGGCGAACGTTGCGTTAGTGGCGGTCGTCGCCGTCGAAGCTGAGTCAGCAAAGCCTGCGCCGATTTTTTGCCAGGTTCCGCCGGTCCAAACTTTTAAATAGTAGTTTGAGGTTGAACTGTCGCTCCACAGCTCGCCGACAGAGTTACCCGCTAACCCAACTGGGCTTGAGTTTGGTGCAGTTGCGCCGTAGTGCGAAGGACCAATTTTCCTGATGGCTCCCGCTGAATCTTCGAAATACAGACCAGGGTCTGCTGCACCTACAGCGATAGCCAATTCGCCGTTCTGAACAACACTGGTCTGAGGACGGTCGGAAGCCTGACCGGATCGCTTCAGAAGAAGGATGACTGGTGTTGAAGTCATTAATAAACCCCGCCGTTGATCAACGAAGGGAAACCCGCTGGTGGCACTATAACTCCATTTAGGTATTGGCCCCCATCAAAAATGTTTGTAGGTTGACTAACTAAGACGCCGTTTTCATACCGCCCGCCGTCGTATGTGTTAACCACAAAGGATGCCGGGTCGAAGGGATTGAACTCGTCAATCGTAAACATTGCAAAGCTATTGCCTTGCAGTGTATTTGGACCAGATAAACCTCCGGCATTCAGCGTCTTCGTCATCATATTGTACATATCCGGGTACATCATGTGTGTCGGCATATCGTCTTTTGCCGGGCTGTATCGTTGCCACCAAACCAGATCTTTCTCGCGCTTCAGGAATGTGGTCTGGCGCTCTAACTCCCTCTCAAAGTATTCGCGGTAATACTCATTAAGAGGTTCATCCGTGGGCTGAGGTAACCAGGGTCCAGTCGCAACGCCCTGGTCGTATGCTCGCTGCATATCCCACATCGATGCGTAGATGTGCTTACACCATTTAGGTTGGTAGTAATAGAAGTTAGGGTCTGAATAAGTGGCTTCAGAAAAACTAGGAATGTTGTAAATCTGATTTATATAAATAAAACCAAAGGTTCGAGCAAAACCAGGGTTATCGGAAGACTCAACTAATCGCGGAGTACCGTCAACACCAGCGTCGTAGTAACCCGGATCAAAGTTCTGAGGGCGCGTACGCGGATACTTGCGGCGGATAGAAGCTTCGTAAAGGTTAAAGTTCTCCCGCGCAAGGAAATCTGCGCACGTACACTGAGAGCGCATCTCCGTGGTGAGATATTCACCCACGGCTGGCGGACCTGTTGCAGGTATAGACAGAGTGTTTGCATCTACAACACTCCAGCTTGTTGTCTCTCCGTGAGACAAAAAAAGCGTGTCAAAGATGGGGGCGTAAGAAGGATTTACCGGAACATTATTGATACCTACAGCAACAACGGTGTAGTTATTAAACCCGTATTCTTTATCAGTACCATCAGCTCTGAATCGATTAGAAAGAACTTCGCCAGCGAAGAACGATATAGGAGCTCCGAACGTGGAGCTTAACTTAACCGCATACGTAGTGTCGTCGTAATCAACTACAGAAACAATAGAGTAACCAAAGTTAAGGAAGTTAAAAGAATCGCGGGGTCGAATGCCAACCATATGCATGCGCATATCCGTCCGCGTGGTCGGATACATGAAGCACATGCCCGGTAGGAATACACCGAGACCCGGTGTACCGGACACAAAGTATTTAAACGAATATGTAAGACCGCCGTAAGCCTGCTGAGAGTACATACTCAGCTCATAACCTCGGCGCCAGCGGACCCACAAAGAAGCGTAATCGTATTCGCTGGTTAAACTAAAGTCCTTTGTATTTAAAGCAGGACGAAAACGCCTCTTAAAAGGCAGCGGAGAATTTAACTCTTTTGTGTTATCAGAACCTTTAACAGTTTTAGGCAGCTCAATATTATTTGTCGGCTTGAATGCCCGAAAATTGAAATCATCCGAGCCTCGTCGCCTAGACACGATTTAATAGAAACCGCCTTGGCTCCAAATGGTGATACCGGAAGGACTTAAACCACCAGAAACTGCAGTGCTGCCGTTGCCGATGTAGCCCACGGCAAGGATGTAGCCCTTCTCTAAATACAGACCTTCCGACTTACCGACCTGAATAGGTGCTTGGAGGGCAGTGTCACCGACCTGAGGGGTAGGCGCATTGCAGGCAAACAGCTGCACGCTCTGCGGAATACCGCGAGTCGAGCCGCTCAGACCCACCTCAACACGGCCCACCATCAAAGCAGCGGACGTGGAAGGAGCGGCTTGGTTAGGCGCATACACATAGAGGCCCAAATCAACGGACCGACGGCCGCTGTTATCGGGATAGCCTTCGTTGCTGACAATTGTGATGTCTTCAACTAAAGCAGCGTCTTCTGAAGGCAGATCTCCAACTCGAACTAACTGAATCAAATCAGTGAGGTTCGGATTTGTTGGGTTACAAGTCGTCGTCGCACTGGTGATACGAGCGCCCCGGAGAAAAGGGCGATCAATAAGGCAGGGTTGTTTGTTAGTGCTAGTTGAAGCCATTTGATGCGCTCAGTGCGATTGTTAGACGGTCTGAAAAAGGATCAGATATTCAGTTTTTCTTGATCCCCTGTATCCAATTTAAAGGAGATTATGCCACTGTCCTTAAGAGCTCGAAGAGCCTTTGTTAAAGAAGATTCTTCGCTCTCATCTTTATCTCCGGTTTTATCCTGAAAATAACTAGATAAAAGCTGACCCGCCATCGGCATGTCCCCACGAGCGGCGGCAATGCCGGCTCCAAGTCCAGCGCCAAGCTTCCCTACGCCGCTCAAAAGATCGGCCCACTGTTTCCCCCAGCCGGATTCAGCTCCGGGTTTTGCGGGACTAGGAGCCGAAGCCGGACTCAGACCAGGCACCTCATCAATTACGTTGCCGAAATCTGCTTTAAAACCTTGAAGACTGGGTAGCACTGGCGGATTAGTCCAATCAAACCCGTTCAGAGAAGGAGGGGCCTTGAAAAAGTCATTGGTTGCCATCTGGTTTTCCTCCTGTATCAAGCAAAGGGAACGGTAGGAATAGGACCTCTCGGATCGACGTAAAAGCCGCCGAGTGGAACACGTTTAAGTTCAGGTTTGAGTAAAGGACGGGTTGCGTCGGTAAGGTCATCTGCTCCGGCAGAACCATCTACCGCAGAAGCAGCACTAGAAGCACCGTAACCAGCTGCGTTTCTAATCGAATCATCACCTAATTGAGATCCAATCTTCGTAGTAACAGGCTGAGGCGTCTGTTGACTAGGCAAAACAGTAGAACCGGTTGCTTTGCGAAGTAATTCGTAAGCAAGAGTCGGATTTTGTTGGGCCCACTGCTGCAACTCGGGCGTGTCTAAAATATTGCGTTTCGAAAGCTCGGATACGATTTCGGTTGCATGAGCAGGGAATCGAGCATAAGCTTCCCGTCCGCTATAGTAATCTCGCAGGGTTTTCTGCGGCTTAGTGTACTGTTGCTTAGCTGCCGTGAGGGCCTCATTCCTACCACGGGTGGTAATTACGGTCTGACCGTCTGCCCCGCGATAAGTTGCTGGGGGAAGCTTTGCTCGGGCAGCCGCATCCATATCAGCTGCTAGTTGCTGAACAGTTCTTTGCTGCCGTTCTTGCTGAACCTGCGGATCGTTAACAAGACCGCCGGCATCGACACTTTCGCTAACAGGACCCATGTTTTTAGGTATCTGGGTCTCGCCAGACATCAAGCTGTAACCAACAACCGCGGCAGGAGGAACAGCGCCGGCTGCAAGTCCGGCAGCCAAACGAGGGTTATTTCGAATAACTTCGGCGATATTACCGATGTTACTTTTCAGCAAATTACGGGCTTGGTAGACGCCAAAATCAACTGGACCCGAGAAAAATCCGGTTCCTTGTGGAATCGAAGAACCGTATAGTTCATCCGCGATACTCGCTCCAGGGCGCATGGTCTGCCTCAGAGATTCTTGAAGTAAGACGTCTTCATCCACTCCAGCAGAAGCTAGGAAAGGCTGACCGCCGCGAGTTCTCAATCCGCGGATAAATTCGGTTCCCTGGCGTTCGCCAGAAATGTCGGCAGGATTAAAAGTAACGCCTCCAACTTTTACGCCTTCAGCAGTAGTCGCGCCAGCTGGGTAGCGAAGCCGGTTAAAACCGGAAAACATATCCATCTGGCGCCCTTCTAAAGGGACGAAAGGCGCTGCGGGAGCTGCAGGGGCGGCTGGAGGTGCTGAGGGAACAGAAGCAGCAGGTGCTGGTGCGCGCTCGGCAGTAATAGCTCGCTGTAACGGTTGGTTAGAAGAACGAACAGCAGGTTGAGAAGGGGCCTGAAAAACACCGGCCACGGGGGGTTCCGCCCGCCGCACTCGGGGAGCTTGAGACGTAGCTTCCGCAGCTAAATTTACCCGTTGAGCGGGGCCTTGAAGAGAAGCAGGTTTGGTTCCTGGCTTAAATATTCCGGCAGACTCAGCCGCGGCTTGTCGAGGTGTCAGCGGTAAGAGTCCTGCACGACGAAGAGCATTAACGCCTTCTTCCCCGGTAGCACCTAGAAAAGTCGTCAAGGCGCGAACAGCGGTCGCAGCATCCGGAGCTTGTTGCGCACCCTTGCCTAGTAAACTTAAAAGACCCACGGGGATACAGCGTACCTTTTAATTAAATATAGCGTCTATCGCCAATTCGCGTAAAAGTACAAACGGTCTGCACGCGACGTATCCGGAGGCCCAGGAATGGCTTGGATAAACTCACCTCCACTGCGCTCGAAACGATAACGAGCAGTTACGGGGTCCCGGTAATTAGGGACATAAAGCATATGAGCCAACCTGTCGCACTCATATAGATAATTTTCCCTCCAGATTTTCGCTGTCTCTCTCTTATCTTGAATATTGATAGAACGGCTGACGTCACCTAAAATAGTCTCTTGACGGCTTGTGGCCCGACCAGTCGCAAGCTCAGTTAAACGCTCAGCTTCTTCGCAACGTTCAACCTGTTGAACAATCTTGTCGAAATAAAATTCACTGGGTACAGAATTACACGCTTCAATCAGTCGAGCGTAATCGCCCGCAGGCACTGTCGCAATGTTATACCCAAGATGATAAGCAACACGACTAAAATTATAATCATCTAATTTATACCCGAAAACCTGAGCAGGGTTTCGAGTTATCTGATTAATTGCAGCGTATACAACCTCACGCTTCGTAGCGTCAGTTGTATCAGGCTGGAAAACGACGCCCTGCTGAGATAGATAGCTCTGGATTTGCTCCAGTTCTTGAGGAGTTAAAGGCGCCACGTCTCAGCAGAACTTCTTTACATCATTCTACGTACACATTTCCATCTTCCAGAACCTCATCCCAATTAATACCCTTAATTGACTTCAGTTGATCGAGCTTAGTGAAACGTTCGCCAGGCATACTTTGCTGCAGCTCTTTAATGTCTGAAGCAGTTTTAATTCCGACGCCTTTCAACACCTGAGTCAATAACTGAGGAGGAGCGGTATTAATGTTGACGCGATTAAACGCAGGAACTTCAGGCTTGACTAACTGGCGGCCACGGCGCTGTTTGGTGGGAGCGGACTCAGCTTCGGCTTCCCGTACTTCTTCAGAAACTTGATTCCGGTGCGCAAAAAACACCTTGCCCGTAGTTATAGACCGAACCATCATGTACTCGCCATCATCGTGAGTACTCACAATTTCAATCTTAACCCCGTTAGGGGTGTAAGTGAACTCTTTAACCTGAGTCACAGTCATTATGTGAACAGTATCTCCGGGTATCTTAACGTAAAAATTCGACAATAAAAAACCCCCTCCGAAGAGGGGGCCGTCCGCCGACATCCGATTAAGTTTATCAGGCGGAGGGAGTGGTGCTGGTGTAGATGGAAGACTCCACAACACCGGCAGGCTGAAGTGCCACGTCGGAGCGCTTGGGGGGCTCGTCGGGAACAAGCCAGCAAACTTCGCAGATTGCCAGAGCTTTGTCCTTACCGATAAGCTTGCCGGTTTTTGCACGAGGATCGTACACACCGGAAGCCTGTGCCAGACCCGAAGCAGCAGCGCCGCCGAGGTTACGGACAGCAGACAGCTTATAGGTGGTGTCAGCAGTCACAGCGTGCATGTTCGCATCGTTCCAGGCGTTGCTGGAATTGAACGAACCGTTTTCGATGCGGCTGTTGGAACCAACAATAGTGGCGAAGAAGCCACTGGGGCTGGGGGTGGTGTTCAGACCCACGCTCAGAGCGGGGCCGAGACCCAGGGTAGGAGTGGCGGAACCGCCGCCCACACCGCTGGAAACCACATCGCCGCCGTCAAGACGCAGACCCACGCGGTACACATAGGCACCGGAAGGAACGGTAATGCCGTTGGCGATATCGGAGCGGATGTCCTTGTGATAATCCGGCGAGGGGATGATCACGTTGGCAGTGGTGAAGGGAACGTTGTCCCCGTTCAGACCAGAGCCATAAGGAGTGGTGTAGTACTCCAGCTGGTTGACGGAACCGAGGGCCTGGTAGGACAGGTCCACGTAACCGACGGCTTGCTGAGCAATCCAGCCGGGACGGAAAATAACGCCAACAGGACCGCCAATCGGCTGATTGGTGAGGGTCTCGCTGGTGCCGTTTTCGTTCAGGAAATCAACGGACTTCGACTCGTGCCAGTAACGAAGAACGTTGGTGTAGTTACCAGGATAGATCTTGGTAACGGAGATCTGGTTAGGGTTGATGGCCATCGTTAGTTACCTCCTCAAGCGTTAAATGAGTAGGCGATGGTCGCGAAGTCAGCGTTCAGAAGTTCGAAACCTGCGTACAGGCTCCAAATCATCATGATAAAACGGCTGAAATCGTCGTTGTTGTTCAACAGCACCTGAGCATTGTTGCCGCCGATGCCGACGCCCACGCTCTGGGGACCGAAGAACATACCAATGGCGCTCTCGTAAGACTTAGACGTGCCGCCGATGGTGGCAGTCTGGCTCTGAGAAGGCATGTTGGTGGATTCGAAGAAGCGAACGCCTTCGAACACAAAACCCGTGGGCATGATCGGCTCGCCTGCCACAAAGGTGGCTTGACCGAAGCCCTGACCCATGTAGATGGCAGCGTTAGGCTGCATCGAGGACATGAGGGGGTTGATCTGACCGTTGCCGGGGTAACGAGCAACTTCGCGGAAGTCGCTGTTTTGGCGCAGGTGCATCAGGAAGGTCGGATCGCAAACGCAGCGATAGAAACCGTCCTGGTAGGTGGGGGTGTTCCGCTTACGCAGGCTCTTCACCACGCGGAGCAGGTCATCCTTAACGTCGAACTTGGCTTGCTCGGCGTTGGCGTAGGTGAGGCTACCAACGGCAAGATCACCGGGGTAGTAGTAACCACCTTGGCTGTCAGAGGCTTGACCCTTGGAAACAGCTTTCAGGAGTTCGTTGATGAACACCCGATCGCGCCAACGACGATAGTCGTCGAGCAGAGTCAGAGAACCGATGGACTGGTGGAAAGCGGTGAGGTTACCGGTATCCAGCAGCAGACGCTGAGCGGTGATCAGGGTCTCGCGAGCAATCTTGAAGGTGCTCGGCTGAGTGGGATCACTCGGGTCAGCAGGACCAGTGTACTCGCGGAGGGTCACGAGCACTTTGTCCTTAACAATGTTGCGGCTGTTAGCCGTGCCGATGGTTTGCTCGGCAGTGCGCTCCCGGCTTTCTTTCGAACCAGGATTGCCCCAGAAGCGATACCGGTCTAACTGAACAGTCTGGCCGGGTTGCTTCGAGAAATCGTGCACAACCACGGGCTCAGCTGCCATCTCCACCACATACGCGGGGTGAGGACGGTATAATTCAGCGCCCAGCAGCTTCGGGAAGTCATTATCGACGAACAAAGCGTCAACCTCCGAAGAACTACATACTTAATTTAACTAGAAAACAAGCTGAACAAAATCAGTTTGTCGCATTTTTAGCGTTTACACAGATTTTTGATTACTCGAATTCACAGTAGGCGAGTAGGTACGCACCATAGAACGAACACCTTCAGGCAGCTGATGGTAAATAGCCGCAAAATTAGAGACATACGTACCGGCTTTACCCCGGTAGATGTAGCGAAGCGCCGTGGACATCAGACCTGGCGAGGTACTGCGTACGGTCTCAGTAAAAGTGCGGCAGTAAACCGGGGGATTGTATATCCACGAGGCGCGAGACCCTGAAGTGTCGTTAGTTGGGTTTGTGAGGATGCCTCCCTCGTACCGACCGTGAGTAACACCCCCGCCGGTATATCCCTGAGCGGCGGTGTTGTCGTCAGGAGTGTTATACGGTGTGTATGCCTGGGATGCGGGGGCTAACCCGTTGAAATACGTGGATTGGCCGACTGTCCGTACGCCGTATTGCGGACCATAGGCTGTGGAGACCTTAGCGTTCGCAATTGTTGAGACCCCGAGGGGTCGATAACCGACGTAGCTGCTTAAAGCACCGCTCGGAGCGTAATCAACGTCGGAATAGTCAGTCCAGTAGCCCGAAACAGCGCGCGGAACAGCGCGCCAATCGTCGGTGTTGTACCAGAGGCCGCTATTAGGGGCACCGGGAGTAACAATTCCGGTATCAGCTCCCGTATCGACAATTCCAGAGCTAACCACGATGTAACCCTCGTGGTTTGGACCGCTCTGAACCCTGTGGAGGCCGTTGTCGTACCGCCAATTACTTAACGGCGTATACATAACAGCCTCTGAGAGTTACATATAGTATAAAACTTTTAAAATCAGCCTTCTACAGGCGTTGAAGTCTCGACTTTTGCGCTCAAAGCCTGCATATCCGCGCTGATATTCTGCATATCTTGGATATACAGCTCACGAAGAGCGGCAAGTTCGGCTTGAAGGGCCGCAATCGATTCAGAAGGAGTTGAAGCTGCCTTAGAACGGCGATTTAAATTAGCCACGCTTGGTTTCCTCGCGCTTTTTCGCGAATTTCTGGGCTTTTTGCTTAGCTTTCATCATGGATTCTTTATTTTTGACGCGCTCAGGGAGGTCACCTTTGGTTTCCTCTTCGTATTCTTTAACTTTGCCCTTCGAAATCTCGCCACGTTCGGCCATGGCGTAGAACTTGCGGCGCTGAGCCTCACTGCGAAACGGGGCCAAAACTATACGGTATATCTAAAAGTAGTTTAACAATAAAAAACCCCGCCTAACAGACGGGGTCACCGGAGTCCCTACGGGGGATCCTACATCAGGCGTTATCCAGGAAAAGCAGCTTGCTACGCAGTGCCTCGGGGCTCATCTGGGACAGGTAGCGCCAGGCTTGCTCAGGATTCTGATCCATGGTCTGGTTGAAACCATTCCACTGGGACTCGGCGTCCACACCGCGAGCGCCGCCGGTAACGGCAGCAGGCACAGCGGGCATCTGATCGTACTGAGGCTGGTACTGCTGGCTGTAACCGTAATCAGTTTCGTCGTCCACGGGGTAGACCTCCGTGAAGAAACGATTGGTGTAATCAGCCAGTTGATCAGGATCAGTCAGAATGTGCTCCATGGCGCCAGCTCGCAGAGCGAGGGCTTCCATGTTTTCGTTCTGCTGGATCAGAGCGTCTTCCAGAGTAACGGCGTACTCATTAAGAATCGCCGGAGCTTCGATACCGAAGTGGTTAACTACGGCGCTTGTTTCCTCGCTTAGTTGTGCGGGTTGCGTTGCCGTAGAAGTCGGATAGGAAGTCTGGGTTGTAGACGCGCTGTTGTACGAGATCTGCTGATCCGTAGGCGCTTGGTACTGCCAGGGTTGGGCCTGTAAATTCTGACTGTACTGTTGAGTATCCTGCGGCACCATTTGGTACTGAGGATACTGTTGTGCCTGGCTGGGGGACGGGGAGATCCGTGAAACCACCCGGTCCAGGCTGGTCAGCGCTGCTTCCCACGGGTTGGACGGGGAGGAGGCTGACGGAGACTGGTTGTACTGGTTGTTGGTAGAAGGGGCCGTAACCGGTGTTGCCGGCGACTGCACTTGGGGCATAGCCACCGAAGGCACCCCCTGGGTATTGGCTACCCACTGCGGGTAGGCTGTTGAGCCCATATCCGCCGAGGGCGCTGCCTGAGGGGCCGCTACCGCCGGGGAGACCGGGCTCGGGATCGAAGCTGGGATCTGCTGGCTCATAGCTGCCCGAGTAAGTCAGTTCTTGCGCAAGGTGATCGAACGTCCTGTATAACAGGCCGGTCAGGTTTAGCCGAGGGTCAGCCGCTAAGGGTTGGTTCGGCGCAAGCGGATGTGGCGTCTGCAACATCTGACTTAATAATACTAAAAATTGCTGGAATGCGCCTTGCGTTTGTTGAATCATGCGGAAAGGGAATCCCTTCAGCATCTCACTACGCTCTGCATCCGTCTTATCGGGGAACAGATACTTCAGAGCTTCAACGCTATCTACACCAAGCTCCTGCAAGTTTCTGACAACGATCGATTTCTGGTTGATGTCGTACGCGGTGTCTTCGTAAACATCTCCTTGGAAACGATACGTAACATCACGATCACCATCAGGCGGCAGACCGTATACGCCAGGAGGGACATTGTTGGCCTCTAAAGCCTCTCGAATAGAAGTTTCGACCTTGGCTTTAAACCTGCCGGAAGCGACTTGATATTTTTCGATTGCTTCGGCGGTTTCCTCTTTAGGAGGCTTAGGCTGTTTGAGACCGCTTACGGCAATAAAGCTTTCCCGGAAGATCTCCTCCTGGTGGAAGATAATCATTTCCAGCAAACGACAAAAACCGTATGTAAGAAAACTTTTATTTTTACGCAGAGCAGTCGCCTGAGCGCGACCCATTAGACCTTTAATTTCTGTTGCAGTCGCACCAGCCGAAATCGAAATCTCATCGACACCGCCTAAAGCCGTACGAATTTCTTCACGAAGAAGAAGGGCGTATCGGTTCATATCCCCGTTTACGGGGTCGGGCGTCATATAGCCCACACGGTCATTCGGCTCGATGTTCGCGATGACGCGCGGAACTTTCAGACCGCCGAGAGTCGAAGCAGATCCGAATGGCTCTGAAACTCGGGTCGAGGGGGTGTCACGTCCCGCAAATCCGCTCTGACTACTAATAGTCGGACGGAAGGTACGACCTTCATCTGCAGCTTCGACCAGATCGCTACGTGGGCGAGAACTGATGAGCGTCGGATTGCCAAAAAACTCAATGTTTTTGGCGATGTTACGCATCATCTGATCATGAAGCACGATCTGCTCCATGAACGGCTCGAACTCACCCTCGCCTTCAGTGCCGCTGCTGTTGGGTTTGTTTAAAACCTCTACAGCTGGGATGAATCCGAGGGTATTCGGGCGGCTGTTTTTAGGAGTTAGAACCGCTCCGGGCTCTAATTCAAAACTGAGCTCAGTGTTAGCCTCGAATTCGTCAATACGATCGTTAGTTATCGAGATTCGAACGTAACGTTCGTTCATCCCATAGCTGTCAGAAGGCAGCCCTAACGTTGTATTACGAACCTTATAGCTGTAAATAATTACAACTTCTTCTATGTTGCCGTTAATGTCGTGATAAACGCGGTACTGATCTTTAGTGAAGAAATAAATCTGATACTTCAGCTTCGGATCAGGCCGAAAATAGAACAATCCACAGCCGTCGATCAGAAAATTCCTGATAATGGCAGGAAAACGGATGTCGAGCTTGTTTAAATCAATAAGATCTTGTAAAAACTTTGTTCGAGCTCGGTAAGTATCCTGTTCGCAATAAAAAAACAGACCCTTCTTAATCATCAGAAGGGTCATTTGCTGAAGATGGCCCAAAACGACCATCGTGGCAGCCTGACGCGAGCGATCCTGCGTACGAGATGCTTCGAGAATCTCGATAAACCGTTGTCGGACGCCGAGTGTATCTGCCATCTCTTATAAAAAAATGCGGTTGGGATACCTAGATACCGAGTATACGATCAAGCTGCATTAGGTTTAGATTGGCTTCCGGTTTGGCGAGCGTTGCGCTTAGAAATCTGTTTTTTAGCCAGATTCTTCGCTTGACGCTTTTTGGATTCCGAAGAGGCTGAGGAAGTTGAAGAAGTTTCCGACACTGTCGGAGTTTTGACCGGAGCTGCAGTTTCCGCAGCCGTGCCGGCTTGAGTAGGAGCAGCGTAACCACCTTCGGTAGGAGCCGCAGTCTCCATGTTGCGGAGAACCTGACGAGGCATAACTACCGGCGTGTACTGGGTAGTACCGTCTACTTCCCGTGCCGTGCTTCCGAGATACACGCCGCCTTTAGGCATACTCAGGCCACGGAGGGGTTCCAAAGTCTGAAGCGCTTTCGAAACAGCGCGGGACTGTCCGGGAACAACCCCGTAATTTTGGAAGAGAGCCGCTCCGGGTCCCGAGTAAAAAGTAGGGCCTAACTTGCCTTTGTTGAACTGGTTAATCAAGCCAGCTCCCAGCCCAACTCCTTGCTGAGTCGCCGAACTCAAAACCTGGGCAACCGACTTACCGGTTTCCTTAGCGATTCCGCGAGCTTCTCGCTTAGAAAGAACCTGACCGGCCTGCTTTAACGCAAATTTCGCACCACGTCCGGCAATGCGCTGACGAAACGTTGCGGGTTGGGTTACGTCTGTACCGAGAACGCTGGAAGCAACGTTAGCAGGCGTGGTATTAGTTGTTTCAGAGCTCACGGTAACAGATAGTTCTTCACTCTCTCAAGTTTAAACAACTTTTCAGGCAAAAGTTCGTGAGGATAAGGAACTAGGACGTGATCGCAACGACCTAAAGGATCCGTACCGCCAGCTTGTGCTTTATAGGATTCCAAGTGAGACAACATCTCAGCGCTGTCAGCAGGTGCTACAGCGTTAGGGATAACGTCATAACAATGGGAGAACGAAGTAACTTTTCGTTTCATACGCTGAGCGTCGCCCATCCAACTAAAGTGCCAGCCCGCATCGCAATCACCAACAACAAGATCATTGGGATTCATTCGAATTTGAGACGGAGTCTGATCTAGGTGCTCGTGGAGAACCACGGTGCCGCATGTCCAGTTAGTGGGGGCTTTACTGGGGTCTCCCTCCGGATCGATGACACGAAGATCAGCGCGCCCGTAGAACATAGGCATCGATAACCGAACGCAGCGAGAGGGATCCGCTTTCGCAAGATCAACCGCTTCCAGCAGTGCTTCTGGTTTAGGAATCTCGTCAACGTCGCTGAAGAAAAACACTGAATCAGGAGGAGTCATGCGCATGCCGACCCCAAGAGCATCACGCTGCGCGTACT